CGACCGCAAGGTCAACCGCTGCTTGGATCGCCACAGCTTTATTAGCGGTGAAGCTAAGAGTGCCCTCAGTGGCAAACGGAGTGGTGAAATTTGAACCGTAAGTACCAACCAAAGTATGATAAGCCTGAAGTAAGTCAATTTCATGGTCTTCTAACTCATCAATGCTAATGCCTAGATAGGTTCTAACACTTTCACTTGTTACTGTAAAAGGGATAAACGCCGATAGCTGGTAGATTTGTAACTCTTGGTGAGTTCCGCCACCTAGTTGATACTTCAATCTAACGAAGCGAGCTTCAACCGTATTAGAACCTGTTAGGGTATTAGTCAAAGCAGGGATCACAAAACTGTATTGGCTACCAGCACTGGTTTGAGTTTCCGTGTGGAGGACAGTTCCAGCCTTGTTGCGGACAGTTAAAACAACATTGCTACCGTCGTCAGGGATAACGAAGTCACCCTCTTGGATTAGGTTAAAGCCTAAAGTTGCTGACTCACCACTCTCAAACCAGTTTGCCATGGTTAGGTACTCTTTTTACTTTTTGCAGGTGGGGTTGGAGTTTTAGGCTCTAAACTTTTAAGGTACTCTTCAATGCTCTCGGCGGCATCTAAAGCTTCCTGAGTAGCCTGCTCTGGTACGTTCTCAGCCAAGATACTTAATTGCCCCAGCTTTACACGGTAAGAAACGAAGGGAGTTAAGGAGCAAAGGGTTGGAGTGTTTGCTTCAATCAAGGGAGTAGCTCCACCGTCATAAGGACAGAGCATAAAAGAACCTGTGGTCTTTACGATAACTAACATAGGTTTACCTCGTTTCGGATATTTTAACATAAAAAAGCCCCGCTTTCGCAGGGCTTTTTCTAGGAGGCTTTTTATAACCTCCTTTAACCACACAGCTTATGCAGCTACGTTCAAGATAACACGCGCTTTTGGCACCGCTAACTTGTAACCTGTCTCTTCTGTTTTCACATAAGTGATAGACTGGTTAGTAATCGAACGCTCGCTTTCGGAGATGTTGCCACCTGCCATAACGAGTTCTTCGATACACTCAGCTTTAGTCATGGCGATAATCTTGCCAGCAGGAACGCTAGAAGATAAGACCACGTTAACCATACCATTCATAAATGGTAAAGTTGTGCTGATTGCAGGTGCGCCTTTGCCAACCATGAAGTCAACAGTGCTGATAGCACCTGCGCCGATAATAGGTTGAGCCATGAACATCAATTCAACGTACATATCAAAGTTCACAACGAATGTGTCGAAGACATAACCGTTGTTGGCGTTGCTCATTAAGAACTTCGCTAAAGCTTTGTAGTTTGCTGCACTGATAACACCACCAGTTGCGCCAAAGCTAGAGAAGGTTTGAACCTCAGCAGCCGCGTTGACACCATCGCCGTTAATCAAGATCGAAGTTGCAGCAGCCACTTTGGATTTCTCCAAGGCGCGAGCAATACGAGCAGCGAACGGAGCAATGATGTCGAGAGACGCTTCACGAGTAAACTCGTAAGACAACTCAATACCACTACCGCGTTTGCCGAAGTTAACCGAGCTTTGGCTTGTGCGAACGCTACGAACAGGGATTTTACCCAGTTCAGCAATCGTGAATGTATCCACGCTGCCGTCAGCTAAATCATCTTCGTAGTAAGTCGAAATCATTTCACGCTGCGACACAGTACGGGACTGGCCAACAATCGAAGCAATGTTTTCAACTTTGTTATCTTGAAGCGTTTTGAACTTCAACATATCGTCGATAACTTCAGGGAACATAGCGCGAGTACCCGCGTATGTATTGAAGGTATTGGCGGCAGCCTGCAAAGTGATGCCAGCTTCAAAGTCATTGGCGTGGGGCAAGTTCAAAGCAACTTTAATTGCTTCATAGCCGTTATAACCTTTCCACTTATCTTCGCCACCTTTAGTGTCAACAGCAAGTGTTAGGTAGTCACGGAGATTCAAGCCAAAAGAAGCAGCTTCTTTCACCAATGCCATGCCATTTTCTTTGGAGTCGGACTTACTAATCGTCATCAACAAAGCAGCAACGGCTTCGGGAGTGGTTTTCTTAATATCTGATAAAGGACGCATATACCGACTCCTTAGATGAAGATTACATCAGCAGTTGTACCGTTAACGGCAACTACTAACGAACGTGGATTTGTACCTGCTTTGACTTTACCAGCCGTTGCAGAACCGACAACACTGTCACCGATAGCAACAACACCAGTTGTGTCAAAGCGGAAGCCGCCTTTTAACTCAACAGTGCCGATGATAATGCCTTCAGTTGTCAAATTACGGTAGGTTAACAAGCGACCGATAACAACATCGCCATCACCTGCTAATTTGACCGTGTTGTTGGCAGCAGTAGATAAAGCAACTGGTTTGCCAATATCCGCAGCAACCATACCCGCTGTTAAGCGGAAAGTGAAGCGGAAGTCTTGTTGGGGAATGCCCACGAGGGTCACGCCACCTGATGCGATTTCTGTCATCGCGTTGTCTCCTAGTGGGGGTTTAGTTTACAAAGTTACTTGGGTGTCCGAAAGGCGTTGGAGCCAGTCGTAACAGTGTTTGGTTTTTCGCTATCGGTAGTCGTAGTGTTTAAATTGGCTACGCCGCCCATAGGAAGCTTAAATGGTCGCTGAGTAAGCGTGGCAGTTTGAGCAGCCCTTAAAGGAGCTAACTCAGTTTCAGCAGCTAACAATTTCGCTTCGGCTTCAGTCTTAGCAGCTTCCAGAGCTACCTTCGCAGCGTCAGCTTCAACCTGAGCAGCTTGTAAAGCAGCAAGCTGAGTGTCAGCTTCAGTTTTAGCCGCTTCAAGAACAGCAACTTTACCTTCGGCTTCAGTCTTAGCTGCTTCAAGAGCAACTTTGTCAGCTTCGAGAGTAACTTTAGCTGCTTCAAGAACAGCAACTTTACCTTCGGCTTCAGTTTTAGCTGTAGCTGTCAAAGTCAGGTCGCCTTCAGCCTTAGCTAGTTTGGCTTGTAACTCAGCAATCAACATAGGGTCTTCCTCAGCAAGCTTAGTGGGAGAACCAAAAAGCATAAATTCGGGGTCTTTTAAAGAGGCAGCTAAAGCGGAGCCATCTTTGTAATAAGCAGAAGCAAGTAATCGTTTCTGTGCGCCGAGAACCTTCGCACCATTGCTGGCACCTTTGGAAACTAGGCTCATCTCACGGAAATTGGCAACACCATCTGGTTTCACATGGTTTGTACCCATACCCATGACGTGACCGTTCTTACAGGTCTGTGACCAAATAGACTCATTGTCTTCCATCAAGTCAATGTTGCAGGTGGAGCAAAGCAAACGCTTAAACTGCATTCCGACACTAACTTCTTCAAGAACGCCTGTGTCAAGGCGACTAATTAAGTCAGGACTTGTACCATCCAAGAAGAACAACACACGAAGCTCATCGACACCTTGATTACTTCTAACGTGTTCCCCATAGAACAAACGGCCTACAGGAATCTCATAACCTTGCTCGTGCAACGTGTGAAGGGGTACAAAAGTACCTGTATTGATAAGGTTAGCTGCTTCAATAAAAGTCTCAGCAGTAATCTGCCCTTTATCAAACACTGAACCGCGCTTGTTGAGAGGCAGAGACGTAACGGCGGTTGCCTCAAAAGCGGCAATTTTCTCGTAGTCGATCGTGTCACCAACAGAAGCTGTGATAAAAGATTTGATTCTTTCCGTTAATTCAATGCGTTTCATAGCACTTTTCGTATGAATTTTGTAGATGTGTAAAGATTACTATAGTAGAGCTAGGTTTGCAAATGTATTGTGGAACTTACAATAAGAGTACAGACAGAAACTTAAGGGTAAAGCTACTATTTTATTTCGCGGATAGGCTGATCCCCAAAAAGTGAGCTGCTTACTCACCTGCCGCGAGTTTTTAATTAAGCAAACTTTCAAAGCAAGGTTGAAAATTATGACTAAGTTAGTCTATGGCGTGGGTATAAACGATAGAAAATACCCTGCAAAGGTAAATCACACAATCCTTAAGGAGTACGATGTCTGGCAGAGTCTCCTCGCCCGATGCTACTCCGCTATCATGCAGAAAAAATACCCCACTTACGTTGGCTGCTCAGTGAGTGAGAACTTTAAAAGTTACTCTTACTTTTACGAGTGGTATCAAAATCAAATAGGCTCCCGTCAGGAAAAACCCCACCTAGATAAAGACTTACTTTTCAAAGGGAATAAAGTCTATTCTGAGGACACCTGCCTATTTTTACCTAGGGAGTTGAACAACCTAATTACCTTTCGCAGAGCCGACAGGGGTAGCCTACCTATAGGTGTCACAAGTTATCAGGGGAAATTCATAGCTCAGTGTTCTACAAAAAGAGCCTCCCAACATATAGGTTGCTTCAACACCATCGAAGAAGCTTTCGCCGCCTACAAAGAAGTCAAAGAAGCTTTTATTAAACGGCAAGCTGAAAAGTGGAAAGCTCACATTGACCCAAGAGCCTTCGCAGCTTTAATGGCCTATACTATTTTAATCACCGATTAGAGATTACATTTCTTTACAGACAAGGTTTAAGGACTTTGGTAATCTTTCAACACAGGGTGGCTTCCTCCCTATAGTGCTAACTACCAAGACCTGAAGATACTCCATAGGTGGGTGTAGGTTGTAGCCAAAAGGAGGAAGGCAGGGTAGCAGTACCTTTGACATGATGGTTGACCACTTGCCGTTGCCGAGAAGAAGTGGGTAGTTTACTTAGGCGGCCATGTTCCAAGGTGGCGAGCGGGTCTCCAAAACCTGCTGTGTGGAGTTCGATTCTCTAGCTGTCTGCCAAGTTTGTGGTTCTGTAAATCGTGAGATAATCGAGCCGACCGTTAAGGGTTAGCTTAAATGTACTGTAAGTGCATCGACCTCACGGAAGAACCCTTCTATCGAAAGCACTGTCGTCGGCTGCCGAAAGGTAAAGATTACTACTGCGGGAAAATAAAGCCTCCTTTTTGGAGGTTTTTTCTTTTTACACGACTTGAACAATTAGGATTGGTATTGGTGGTATAATTTACCCCATCGCGGATAGGTTGATCCCCGAACGGTAAGCAGCTTACTTACCTTCCGCGATTCTTTAACTAAGCAAACTTTCAAAGCAAACTTTCAAAGCAAGGTTGAAAATTATGACAAATTTAGTTAAGGGTGTGGGTATTAACGATGGAAAGTACCCTGCGGCTTTACACGGTAAAATTGTTAAAGAGTATCTTCTCTGGCGGGGTCTTTTAGAACGGTGTTACTGCCCTAAATCTCAGAAAACACACCCCGCCTACATAGGTTGTTTAGTAAGTGAAAATTTTAAGAATTACTCTTATTTCTATAGGTGGGTTCAGAAGCAAATAGGCTTTGGTCAAGAAGATTTCCATTTAGATAAAGACTTCCTGATTAAAGGCAATAAACTTTATTCTGAAGATACCTGCTTATTCTTGCCGAGAGAGTTAAATAACTTACTTCTCTCCAGTAAGGCTGTTAGGGGAGACCTACCAGTAGGGGTCTCAGCTCGCAAGAATAAATTCCAAGCTAGGTGTTGCACTGATAAACCCTCTCGTAATGTGGGTCTCTTCAACACCCCTGAGCTTGCCTTCCAAGCCTATAAACAAGCTAAAGAAGCCTTTATTAAACGGCAAGCCGAGAAATGGAAAAACTTCATAGACCCAAGAGCTTATGAAGCTCTCATGTGCTATGAAGTCTTAATTACTGATTAAACCTTACTTTTTCACACTATTGCTCTTCGCTGACTTGTCAGCCGAAGAGCTTACCGATCTTCCCGTTGCATCTTGATTGGGACTAATACCCCCAGCATCTACTACCGATTTCTCCATAAACCCTGAGCCACTAAGTATCGGGGCCTCGTCAGGCCGTATGTGGCCAAATAACTCTAGGTGGTAGTCGTCGTCCGTTATCGAACCCAAGCTCAGTTCCTTTTGCAAGAAGGATTGTTGCAGTACCTTTTGCGCCCATAGTTCCGTTGCTGGGCGCATTTCTACGGGTTCAAATTTAACAACAACCCGAGAGGTACTTCCTGTCAAACGCAGAATAAAAGTAAATATCTGCTGCCATAACTCAGCAATAGGTTGGTTTAACGCTTCAGCGTTTTTGGCAAATAGCAACGCTTCGATACTTGCAGTGTTAACACCTGCTTCACCTCGACCGAGAGTTGTAGCCATCACGCGCAAACCTGCTTGATTTTGTGCATTTAGGGTTTTGATAATTGGCTCAATGTTCAAGGTCATGCCAGCCGATTTTGTGTTTACCATGTCAGCCTTAATGCTATCGGTGTGAACAAATGCTTGATCGGCCCGAAGATTACTCACTGTATTAGTTATTGAAGTAATGGTGTTGTTTATGTACTGCGTAAGTTTTACAGAGTCACCTTTGATGTCCAGAGGTGCGTTCTTAACAACAACATCTTCTAATACTTCAATATCCAAACGAGGGTAGCCAGTTATTACCATAATGCGGTAGAGGTCATTGATAATACGTTGACGCGCAGCTATTGTGTTAATAGCTGAGACGAATGGTGAGTTAGAGTAAGCCTTGGTTGGGTCCTGTCTATAATAAGAAACGAATACAGAAACAACATCCAGCGAGATGTTATTACCGCCGCCTGTTGGCACCTGTTCGGGGGTGAGTCTACCATTAGTCTTTTCAAACCACTCTAAACTAAGCGGGTCTATTAACCTTATAGCTTCAAAAATTCCTTCTTTACTGACAATGGCTTCCGCAACCAACATGCCTCGCAGCAGCAGCATGTACCTGAGTTCCTCAGCCATCGCTCGTAACGTCGGTTTATACTGGAAGCCAACTGTACTGTAGTCGTAACGAGTAGTCAGGGTATCAAGAATGGCATTTAGTACCTTTTGACCGTTACGGTCAATTTTGTCGTTTATATCCTTGACGTACATAATGGGCTTAGTATCGGCTGTAGTTAAATAAGCGTTAACGGCAGCAGAGGCATCAGCGTCTTGAACAAGTAAATTCTGCAACAATGTATTAGCATCATCAGCCGAACGAGTCGTGAAAATGTCCGTCAAATGGTCACGATAAGTTGGGACGGTTAAAACATTAGCCGAGTTATTGCTTTGGAAGGTTGGCGAATTACTCACCCCCTGTGGGCTTGGAGTCTTCTTAGGTAAGAGAATCTGACCCAGTTTGCTGGTTAAGCTAGTCGCCATGAGGTTACGCCTCTTGTACAAAATTTGTTAATTAGGTGGGAGTATAGCAGAGCAGCGGCTCACTTAATAACCCCTAGACTGATGACCCCACAGATTCGCCCGACTCTGGCCACCGAGGTTAATAGCACCATAAGCCAAAACCGTTCTCGCTTCCTCTATCTTGTGGCCCACAAACTCACCACGATAGAATTTCACGCTAGTCGATAAGTAGGCAAGGCTATGGAAGTAATGGTCATGGCCAGTTAGTTTACGCCAAACAGGAGTTTTCTCCCCCATTTTCTCCCGAACCATGTCACGCAGATGAGATTTAATAACCTCTTTCTGTTGGCCATAGTTGTGGAAGGTAATCAGGCCGTCGCGTACAAGGTTAGCCAAACTGTCCAAATGGTTTGTTCTGTCCACCTGTAAGGTTTTGCGCGTCTCAATTTTGTCAGCAATCTCAACAGTGCCAGTATAATGAACAGGAATAATACGACCGTTTGTTGCATCAAAGAGCTGTTTGGCCAGAGTCTGCTCAGGGAATAAATCCACGCAGCCTTGTTTGAAGTGATACTTCTCGTCCAAAGCTTTAACACGCGCCAGTAAGTCATCCCCTAGAACAGGGATAAATTCGACAACATCCACGCCTGACTTCAAACCTGCCGAGCTGCAACCGATAGTGATATGGCAAATAGACCCCACGTCGATTCCAATAAAGTAGTCAACACCTTCGGGAACGTCCCCGACTCTGAAGCAGGGATTTAACTCTGCTTCAGTCAAACGACTAGCGGACTCTTCAAAGGTTTCACCGAGAACGGTGTTATACCAGCCGCGAAGGAAGTCACGGTCACGATACTTGATAAGCTCGCTGATAATGTACGCTGGAGTCAATGTTGACACTGTAAAGGGACGAACACGGTAGCCTCTGGCAAGGTCACGATGAGGGAACTCAGCAACCCAATCGCGTTTACCACCATGTAGGTCAAGGGCAGAGCCGCACTTTTCACAGGTGACGACGACGTTATTTAACTGTAACTCGTAGCGGTCAATCATGGGTGTGTCAATATCCGTCAGCTTAATCTCGTCAGGTAAGCCGTCGATATGAATAAAGTCTTTTGTGAACTTAGGTAACTGCCAGTGGTTACAACAATCACACTTTAAAAAGTATTCACGCTGGTCTGTTGTCGAGTAACCTTGATGGATGCCGAAGTTCTCAAAGGTGGGTGTACTGAATTGTTGCATGATACGGAAGCTGGATGCCTGCATACGCGAACCGAGCAAGCCAACCATTTGCTGATTTGAGAGGTCAACTTCATCGACCATGACAAAATCAGCAGGTGTTGAGGTAGCACTGCCTTCAGTAGCTGGCACCACCATAAGGTAAGAGTCGCCGATTTGTTGAATATCCACTGAGCGAATGGGCTTGCCGCCGCTCAGGTTAAACACTCGGTCGTTTTCGATAATAGGCATGATCCGAGTCTGAGAATTTTTCTTCATCATCGGTTCATTAGGGAAGGTCATCAGGACGGTGACCCCCCGATTACGGGCGCAGAAGGCAGCGGCTTTACGGATTTGCGTTTCTGTGAGGCCCACCTGCGAAATTTTTATAACGTGCAGGTTTGGGTGTAGGTCATCGACAATCGCTTTCTGGAACGGAAAACGCTTGAAGTTAAAGGGTGCCGACCGTAGAGTAGTATTCTTGCAAACCCAGTCAGAGTAACTCATATTGATTGAGTCCACCGAGAAGCGGGTGTTTATCTCATTTCGCAGGTCTA